GCGCCGTCGGGTTGACCGTCGGCGGGCACGTTGTCGCCGAGGTTGACCACCCAGGCTCGCGGCCTAAGCCTTTTCTCAGGCCGGCCTTCGATGGGCAGTCGGGCGCGGCAATTTCGGCAGTGGGCGCAAAGATCCGCGATCGGCTGACCGCAGAAGGAATCAACTCACCAGCACCGGAGATCGAATGAAAATCAAGATGACAGAAACAGTTCAAGGCTCGCTCGACGGCGTGACCGTGCAGGAACTGAAAAAAGACCAGGAATATGATACCGCCGACTCGCCGCGCGGTGAGCGCATGGCGAAATACCACGTGGAAACGATGGGGCAGGCCATCTACGCGAAGGCAGCGCGGACTGAGCCTACAGCACCAGACGTCAAGCCTGCAGCCGGAAAGGCGCGCAAATAATGGACGCTGTTGCCATCATGCGAGAGCTGCTGCTGGCACATGCGCCGCTGACCGCGCTGGTCGGCGACCGTGTCATCGCCGGCACGGTGCCGCTCTCGCAAGTTGATCCAGTGGCCATCGGTTTGACCGAGATCAGTCGCAATGAAGCCGACACGGTCGCGCGCAGCGGGCCGAAGACGCTCGTCACGGCGCGCGTGCAGGTCACCGTGTACGCCCAGACCTACCGGGCCATGAAGGAAGCGCTGAGCGCCGCCAGGCTCGGTAGCGGCGTGTTCACCGGCCTGATTGCCGGCGTGCAGGTGCGCAGCGTCTTGCGCGACAGCGTCGGGCCCGACCTTTCCGACGAGGAGCCCGGGATTTCGGAGCAGGGTCGGGACTTCATGGTCACGTACCTCGAACCCAATTAAGCAGCGCCGCATCAGCAAACCGCCTCCGGGCGGTTTTTTTACGCCCACCGCTTTTCAACCTGCCTGCCCGCGATCCCGCCCGGCAGGTTTTTTATTAGGAGCTTCACCATGGCAGGAATTGATTTTGACACCGTCGCAGGGACCAAGCTGTACGTCGCAGTTGCGGCGCCGGCCACCTTCGACGCAGCAGGTTTTGCCGCCTTGACGTGGGTCGAGGTCGGCCAGTTGACGAACGTGCCAAGCGTGCTGGGCCGCGAGTACAACACGGCCACGCTGGAAACGGTCGGCGACGCCCAGGTCCGCGAGAAGAAAGGCAACTTCAAACTGCCGAACGCTGACTTCGAATGCGCCTGGGCTGAAAGCGACGCCGGCCAGATCATCGTGGCCGCTGCCGCGAACAACAACACCGTCCCGTCGTTCAAGCTGGTTAAGCAGGACACGACCAAGCTGCGCTACTTCACCGCCCAGGTGATGAAGTTCGTCGAGAACATGGGCGCTGCAAACGACGCCGTCAAAGGCGCCTTCACGCTGCTGCGCCAGCGCGACACCGTCGTCGTTTAACTCATCACGGCCACACGGCCAAAACCAGCACCGGTCCGGCGCCGTCTCCTTTCGCGGGGAGCGGCGCTGGGCACGGGCATTTAAATCCACCGCGAAAAAGGAACCACCATGTCGAACAACCTGAAAAAGTTTGCACTCGTCCCGACCATCATCCATCACCTGCTGGACGGCGATGAAAACCCGATGTATGCCGATGGCGACGATGGGCAGCCGGACCTGTCCCGCCCGATGCGCGCGCACATGTTCGGCCCCGGCACCAAGCAATACGCCAAGGCGCAGGCCGCACAGTCGAACCGCAGTATGGATCGGTTCAAAAAGAAGGGCAAAGCCAACATGACAGCCGAAGAACAGTCGGTCGAACGCGCAACCTTCCTGGCCTCCTGCACCTCGAAGCTGGAAAACGTTGAGGTAGACGAACTGACAGCCGACGCCCTGTCCATGGCCGTCTACAACGACCTGGAGCTGTGCTTCATCCCGATGCAACTCGACAAGCTGATCGGTGACACCGCAAATTTTACCAAGGCGTCGCAGACGAGCTGAGTCTGCATGTCCGGCACGCCGCGTGGCTCGGCGCGGCGCCGGATAAGGCTGACAACGACCAATCGAAAAGACCCGCCATTACCCGGGCGCAGGTCATCAAAAACGCCTTCAGTGAAGACGGTTTCGCGGATTACGAGCCGGATATGCCGCCGGTCGAATGCGCGAATCACCTCCTTGGCTACCTCTGGCAATGGGGGCCGACACTCTCCGGATCGATGGGGCAGGTGGCGCTATCGCACGTCGACCTGGTTGCCGCTCAATCCAACACCGGTATCGAACTGAGCGGGTGGGAGGCCGCCACCTTGATCCGCCTGTCGCGGGAATACCTCGCCGAGTCGAGCGCAGCAACGAAGGTGGATCGAGAGCCTCCGTTTCAGTCTTCCGACGCCGCCCGATTGCAGGAGTACCGGATGGAAAAAAATCTTGATGCGTTTTTTGGGTAACTGAACACAGCCACCTTCAGGTGACTTTCTTATTGGGGAAATGCATGATTGTTGGGGATATGGAAATTCGCCTACGGGCTGACATTGCGCGCCTCCAGCGCGACATGACCGCTGCGCGAGAAACCGTCACGACCGCCACCAACGGCATGGCCCGCGCGGCTGACGCGGCAAAGACCGCGCTCGCCGGCATCGGCTTGGGAGCTGGGCTCGCGCAAGTCATCCAGATGTCCGACCAGTACACCAAATTCACGGCGCAGCTAAAACTGGCGACTCAGTCGCAACGCGAGTACGCGCAGGCGCTCGCTGACGTGAAGCGCATTTCCACCGATGCACAGTCGAGCATGGCCGGCGCCGGCACTTTATATGCACGAATTGCCAATGGCACGCGGGAGCTGGGCACGACGCAAAAGCAGGTCGCCGACATCACCGAAACGGTCAGCCTGGCTCTCAAGGTCAGCGGCGCTACCGCTGAGGAATCGTCGTCTGCCATGCTGCAGTTGTCGCAGTCGTTCGCCTCTGGCACGCTGCGCGGCGAAGAGTTCAATGCCGTCAACGAAGCCGCGCCGCGCCTGATGAAGGCGCTGGCCGACGGCATTGGCGTGCCAATTGGTGCGCTTAAGCAGATGGCCAGCAATGGCGAGATCACATCGAAGATCATGGCCGACACGCTGCCGAAGGCGCTGGCAAGCCTGCGCGAAGAATCTAGCCAGGTCCAGACGATCGGAGGCGCATTCCAGGTGCTGAAGGACCGCGTCATGGAATTCACCGCCGTGCACGCGCAAGCAAACGGCACGGTATCGGTGCTGACGACGGGCATCGGCTTGCTGGCCAACAACCTGACTTTGCTGATGGGCGTTGTCTCGACGCTCACAGCAGTGAAATTGGGCACGTGGGCCGCCGGCTGGGTGGCGTCCACCTACGCGAGCATCGTGGCCAATCGAGCGCTGGCGACTTCGACCCTGGCTGCCGCAGTGACTTCGACCGAGGCGGCCGCAACTATCACGGCAGCGAAATTTGCCGAGGCCGCAGCAAATACCCGCGCGACAGCGTCCGAATTGGCACTGACCGAAGCGCGTGTCGTTGAGCTGCGCGCTGCTGTTCTCGCCGCTGACGGCGCCGTCGCGCTAGCTATTGCCACGAATGGACTGATCCCGGCGCAGACGCGCGCCATTGCTCTGGCCGACGCGCATGCCGCATCCTTGGCGGCGCAAGCGATTGCCGGCGGCGCCGCAACGACGGCGGCTGTAGCTTCGACCGCCGCGCTGGAGGCGCAGGCCGTAGCCACCACTCTGGCCGCGCGCGCAATGGGCGTGCTGCGCGGCGTCATGGCATTCCTGGGTGGACCGATCGGCCTGATTATCACGCTGCTCGGCGCCGCTGCGACCGCCTGGGCCGTCTACGGCGACAAGGCCAAGGCATCGAACGATGCTGCTGCCGCAACCACCGAGGCCAGCACGCAGGAAATCGTGGCGAACCTTGAAAAACAGAACGTCAAGCTTCGCGAGCGCCTGGTTTTGTCGAAGAGCTACGACCTGGCCGGCTCCGCGGATGGCGGTCCTGAGATCGAGCGCTTGGCGCAGATGTCCGCCGAACTCGACAAGTTGACCACGAAGCAGAAAGAATTTGCCGCTTCGGGCAAGCAGATGGACGTCGGCGACCAACTGCATTTGGTCAACGTGCAGGGTATGTACGACAACTTGAAGGCCACGATCGATACGAATAAAGGCTTGAAAGCCGAAGTCGAAAAGACCGGCTCTGCATCCAAGGATCTGATCGCCGTGCAAGAGCGCTTGACTGGCGTGAACAAGCAGTACCTTGACGACCTCACCAAGCTGCAGACCGCTCTCGAAAAAGGTGCAATCAGCCAGACCGAGTACACGAGCATGGTTTCGCAGCTCGCCACTGAAACGTGGAAATCATCCACAGCCGGCAAGGAAGCCGAAAAACAGTCGAAAGCCGGGACCAGCGCCGCCAAGCAGGAGGCGAGCGCGTATGCCACGCTTGTCACTGCAATAGGCGAAAAGCTGGCGGCAAATAAGCTCGAGTTGAGTGGCTTCAATGCACTGACCGATTCCCAGAAGCTGACGATCAAGCTCGACGAGGCGATTGCGTCTGGCAAGAATAAGGTGAGCCAAGCGCATATTGAGTCGGCCCGCGCGAAACTCGTGGAGGTCGCCGCCCAGGAAAAACTGATCGAGCAAAACAAGTTCTATCAGGATCAGGCTGACGAAAACCTGAAGGCGGCCGGCGCTGCAATCAAATCCGCGAATGACGAGGCTGACCACAACGAAGAGCTGGCGCGCAATTTCGGCCTGACGGCCAGCGCAATCGAGAAGATCACTGTCGCGCGGCTTGAAGATCAGCTGGCGCAGGCAACTTCCGAGAAAGGCTACACCGTCGAGATGGCGCAGATCGAAGCGCTGATCGACGCTAAAAAGCGCAGCGCTTCAGCCCTGGGCGATCTCGAAGCGAAAGAGGCGAGCAAGAAGCTGGCGGACCAGGAACTGGACGACCAGAAAAAGACTTGGGACTCGATCGAAAAAACTGCCCATGACACCTTCGTCAGCATCTTCGACAGCGGCAAGTCGGCCTTCGATCGCCTGCGCGATACCCTGAAGAACGGGCTGCTGGATCTGCTGTATCAGATGGTCATCAAGAAGTGGGTGCTGAACATCGGCGCATCGGTCGGCCTGACGAGCGCATCCGGCCTGGCTGAAGCGGCTGGTATGGCCGGCGGTACCGGCTCGTCCGGCGCAACTGGTCTGATCGGCCTGGCGCAAACCGCGTCGAGCATGTACAAGGCAGTCACCGGCGGCTTTACGTCCATGAGCACCACCGTGGCCGACGCAATCCAGCTCGGATTCGATAAGGTCGGACTTGGCGGTACCTTTAGCAGCGCAGCACCAAGCGTCGATCTGGCAACCGGCATCACGAGCAATGGCGCAGCAGCGAGTGCAGCTGGTACCGCCGCGTCATATGCAGCAGGCGTGATGGCCGGGCACTACATCGGAAATGCCATTGCAGGGCAGTACAGCGTGGCTCACGGCCAAACCGTAACCAATATCGCGACTGTCGTCGGCGCTGCGATTCTGGGTCCGATCGGCGGCGTGGTGGGTGGCGTGGTCGGTGGCCTTTTCAACCGCGCCTTCGGTATGGGCAACAAGGAAGTCACTGCGACCGGCATGTCCGGAACCCTGTCGGATGCCGGCCTCAGCGGCTCCAACTACCAGAAATGGAAACAGGACGGCGGCTGGTTCCGCAGCGACAAGAGCGGTACCGACAGGACGGCATTCGATCCGGCGGTGACGGCGCAGTTCGTCCAGGGATTCGCCGCCATCAAGGCCGCATCTGCAGGCTTTGCCGCGTCCATTGGCGCTTCAAGCGACAGCTTAGCCGGCTACAGCAAAGCATTTGACATCAAGCTGACGAGCGATGCCGCAGCGAACGAAAAGGCCATCACCGACTTTTTTACCGGCGTGGGCGACGAGATCGCGTTGCGCCTGGTTCCGGGTCTCGCGCAGTTCAACCGCTCTGGCGAAACGATGGCGACGACGCTGCAGCGCCTGGCCGGTGACTTCGATGCTACGAACCAGGTCGCCATGCTGTTGGGCAAAAACGGCACAAGCATGTTTGGCTCCCTGACAATCTCGTCGGCCGCAGCGCGCGAGCGCCTGATCGACTTGGCCGGCGGCGTGTCGAACCTGACGTCGCAGGCCACTGCATTCGCGCAGAACTACTTGACCGAGGCGGAGCGGTTGGCGCCCGTGTCGCAGGCGGTCGCCGCGGCAATGGCCTCTTTGGGGCTGGCCAGCGTCACCACGCGCGAGCAGTTCAAAAATGTCGTGCAAGGCCTCGACGTCACGACCGCCGCCGGCGCCCAGCAGTTCGCCTCGCTGATGGCGCTGTCGGACGCGTTCGCCCAGGTCCACCCAGCCATTGAGGCGACCACCGCCGCGCTGCGCACCGAGGCGGACGTGCTCAACGAACGCAAGGACCTGCAAAAGCAGGTCGACCAGCTCACGCTCACCTCGGCACAATTGCGCGCGAAGGAGCGCGCCGGCATCGATGCGACAAATTTGGCGATGTTCGACATGGTGACGAACCTGCAAACCATCGCAGCGACATCGGACACCCTTAAGGCGTCGATCTCGAGCTTGAAGGCGTTCCGCGACGGCATCCTGTCCTTCAAGGATTCGCTGACGCTTGGCAGCCTATCAACGCTCACGCCGATGCAAAAGGCGATCGAGGCGCAGCGCCAGTACGAGGACATGCTGGCGAAAGCGAAGGGTGGCGACAGCACAGCGCAGGCCGGGATTCAGGCTGCGGCAACCGCCTACCTGACCGCAAACCAGGTGATCAACGCCAGCAGCAGCGCGTACGTCGCCGCGTCGGCGAAAGTGCAATCTGACCTGGCCGCGCTGGCGGCGATCGCAGGCACGCAGTTGACGGACGCGCAGCAGCAACTCGCCGCCTACGATGCCCAGCTCAGCCAGCTGCAGGCGCTCAACGCCACTGCCAGCGGTATCGAGGCGGCGCTGACGATGCCGACGCCTGTGATGAGCTGGACCGATGTCGGTACCACCAACATGGCGCCGCTGGTCGACGAGATCAAAGGCCTGCGCGCGGACAACGAGCAGCTGCGCGCCGACAATGCGGCGCTGGCCGACGCGATCCAGTCGCAAACGGTTGCCCTGGTCAATGCCACCTTGACGGCCGCTGCAAACAATGCAGCCGCAGTCACGGCCGGAGTGGCGCAGACGGCAGCAGCGCAATCGTGGAAATCGCAAATGGTCAACGAGGCTGCGCAATGATCGATCTGATCTTCGACGCTCTGGCGACCGGCACTGGCGTCGTATTCGATGCGCAGACGCCTCCCGTGGCACCGCCTGCGATCATCCCGGTGTCCGATCCTGAGTTCGAAGCATGGCTGTCGTCGCCGGACGCCATTCGCGTGACCTTATTCGAATCGGACGTGCTGGCCGATGGGCAGGAGATTACACGGTACACCTGCAACGGTTCGTTTCCGATCACGGCGCCGAACGACTCGCCAGCGAACAAATTCTATGAGCCGATCGCATCGGCTGGCGTGCAGTTCACGGAGCAGCTTTCGTTGACCAGCGCGGCGACGGCGGCCGTGGGCGATATCGAGTTCGACAACGGCGCCTTCGCGCGTGATGGCTGGTACCTCGATGACATCTGGGCCAGCCGGGGGCAGCGCGCGTACCTGGGTGACGCACGCTGGGCGGCCAGCAATTTCCGCATGATCCTGAACGGCATGGCGTCCGGCATTGCGCGCAAGGAGCGATTCACCTTGGCCGTGAAGCTGCGCGACCAACTCCAGCGCCTGGACACGCCCGTGACGGAGCGCACGATCGGCGGTGGCTCGTTGGTAGCTGGCACGCTGTACCCGTCGTGCTTCGGTGAATGCTTCAATGTCACGCCAGTCTACGACCCGAGCACGGACCGTTACTTCGTCCATTATGGGCCGGTGGAGTGGATCTTCGAGATTCGCGTCAACGGACTGCCTGTGGACGCAACTGTCGATAACACGACCGGGTCGTTCCAGCTGAACGTCGGGCTGCCGCCGTCGGGCGTGGTCACGTGCTCGGTCCAGGGCGACAAGTTCGGCGGCGTCTACCGCAACACGGTGGCCGCGCTCGTGCGCCGCATCACGACCGCCTACGGCAAGGAGGATGGGCGCTACACGGACGCCGACCTTGATCTCGCGAACTTCGACGCTTTCGAGGCGTCGCACCCCCAGAAGGTCGGCATCTACATCGCCGACAACACGAGCGTCAAAAGCGTGTGCGACCAGCTGGCGAGCAGCCTGGGCGCGCAGGCCATCCCCTCGCGGCTGGGCAAGCTGCGCCTGATCCAGATCGGCATCGCCGGGGCCAGCACGTTCGACATCCGCGTTCAGCACATGAAGAATGCAACGCTCGAGCCGGTGACCAGCATGCCGCCTGTCGCCGCGGTATCGATCGGGTACGACCGCAACTGGACTTTGCAAAACACCCTCCAGACGGCGATTTCCGAGGCGAGCAAGCAGCTCTTCGTCGATGAGTATCTGTATGCGACGCACGAAAACGACGATGTGGCCGACGACTACAAGATGTCGACCGCTGTCACACCCAAGCCGACGCTGCTGAAAATCAAGGCGGAAGCCGAGGCCGAAGCGGGGCGCCTGGCCGACCTGAACGGGCGCCCGCGCCAAATCTTCAAATTCGATGGGACTCCAGAAATGCTGCAACTTGCGCTCGGCCAGCAGGTCACCATCTACCACCATGAAAACAGCATGAGTGCCGGCGTGCGCGCGCAGGTGATCATGCTGGCGCCGAACTGGAAGCAGGGCAGCTGTGACGTGGGGGTGCTGGTTTGAGCGCCGTTGTAGGCGAGCGCGACCGGCTGCTGCGCGCAACGGTGCCGCGTAACATCAATCCAACGCTCGGCAAATTCCTGCTGCTCGAGGTTGACCCGTCGGCGGTCCATCTCGACGCGGACGGCAACGCTACGACGCCGGTGATTACGTTCACTGCGGTCCCGGTCGGCTTCGACGCGACGGTGCTCTGGTCAATCACGACCGGTGGCGCGCTGAGTGGCACGGGAAAGAACGTGCGCACCATGGCTGCGTCGAGCATGACCGCGGAGAGCGTCAAGGTGACAGTTACGGCGGTCTACGACGGGCAGGCCTACATCAACGTCAAGACGGTCTACAAGAACAAGGACGGCAAGACGGGCGCCAATGGCACCTCGGCCGACCTATCGCCAGGCGCTCTGGTCGCGGCGCTGGAAGGGCGGATCGTCCGGAGCTCGCTGTATGCAGACCTCCGCTCGACCATCGACCTCATCGACGGGCCTGATTCGATTCCGACGACTGTCGCCGGCCAAATCAAAAAGGAGACCGATGCCCGCATCGCTGCGATCACGAAAGAGGCAAGCGACCGCGTCACCTACGTGCAGAGCTACACGTACAGCGAGCAGGAGATTGACAATTCGCTGTCGGTATTTGCGACAACGATCACGTCGCAGTACAAGGCGTACGCAGATGCTGCGCGCGACCTGGCGGTGTCGAATTCCACCGCGTACGTCCAGGCCTATGCCTACAGCAAATCGACGAGCGACAGCGCGCTGTCGGCCATGGCCAACACGCTCCGCTCGGAATTCGCGACGAACAATGGCGTCACGACAGCGTACCTGAACACGTACTACTTCACGCAGACGCAAACCAACAACGCGATTGCCAATGCCACGCAGACGCTCAGCACGACGGTGGGCCAGCACACCACCACGCTGCAGGCGCAGGCGCAATCACTTGACGGGCTGGGTGGCCAGCTCACCTGGAAGATCGACAACAACGGCCACGTGAGTGGTTTTGGCCTGGCCAGCACGCCGATCAATGGTGTGCCGTACAGCACGATGATCTTCAACGTTGACGTGCTCGGCGTCGCCCTGCCAGGTGGCTCCGGCAAGACGATTTTCACGGTCGGCCAGGTCAACGGCCAATCGGCTGCCGTGTTCCGGACCGACCTTTTTGTCGACGGCGCCATCACTGCGCGCATGATCAAAGTCGGTAGCAGTGACAACATTCTGCCCGATCCTCAATTCCGAGATCTCGGATGGTGGGGGCGAACTGGAATTGCAACGACCGCACAGTGGGCTGATGCTGGGCAAATCACGGGCTGGACGGGCGGCTCGTCGATGTATTTGACGGCCAATGCCGGTACTGTAGAAACCAACACCAGCGCGTTTCAAATGACGCCTGGCGCCACCTATCTCATTGAGGTGCAGGTGAGCATCAGCAACGACTGGAATGGTCGTCTCGGTGTGTACATGCTCATCCCCGGTGTCCAGTGGTACCCGATGATTCAGAGTCCAGCTGTCGCCGCCACTGGGCAGACGTGGGCGAACGGTCTGCCTGTATCCATCAATGGGAACAACCCGACGAAGGGGATGGTCACCTGCTCATCGACTTACACGGTGCCCGGGGCTGGATCGACGTCTGCGAGTACCTGCATCAAGATCATGAACAGCTTTACGGCCGGATCGTGCGAAATCGGCAGCATCAGCATCACGCGCGTGGTCGATCAAACACTAATTGGCCCGGGCTCCGTATTCACCAAGCACCTCGACATTGCGACCGGTGGCGACATCCACAGCGGCCAGGCCGGCTTCGACCTTGGTGACGGCTTTTGGCTGGAGGGTGAGGGACGCGGCCACGGCGCGCGCATGAGCATCGGCCGCCAGAACGGCCGCAAGATCATCATCGATCCGGCCAACAACCGCCTTGAGCTGGTTGACCCGCAGATTGGCGCGAACATGACGGCCAGCGTCTCGCCTCAGCAATACGTTGTGCTCCGCAATTCCAATCAGCAGTTTAACGATGTGTACGGCGGCACATTTACTGCGACGGCCGGCAACGCGAGTTCGAATCTTTCCTATTCCTGGCGAGTGGAATCTACGAGCGGATATGTCATAGGAACCATCAGCTCAAACGGCAATCAAGGAAATGTCAGCCTAACCGGGAAACTATTTACTGGTCAAGAAATTGATGTGCTCATTTATTGCCGCATCACTGATCTCAATAATGGCGTGTCCCGCGAAGCCTCCGCAATTGTTGTCGTTCAAACGAATTAAATCTAATGGCCCAATTTCTTATCCGTCGCATTGCAACGCAAAATATTGAATACGCAATCAATGTTTCTATTGTCGATCCATCAGCCACAGGCCCGTTTGACCCGGACAATCCTGCTCCCACGGTTGATCCTGTTGTGGAGCCTGGGTGCGAGGCCATCCCGTATGAGGGCGACGTTTCAATTCTCAGCGAGCAGCCGACACCAACCAGCGTACTTGAATGGAATGGCGGGCCAGATCCGGAATGGGTCGAACGTGCAGGCCTGCACGAGCGCCGTGCGCGCAAGGCTGATGAGATGTCTCAGGCCTGCGCCGAAGCGATTATGGCGGGGTTCGCGTGCGACGCACTCGGCGCCGGCTACTTTTACCCCGCCAAGCTGACCGACCAGGCGAACCTCACCGGATCGGTGCTGCGCTCGATGTATTCCACCAACGGCCCTGAATGGCGCACGCCGTTCTGGTGCGCTGATGCGGACGGCGCTTGGGAGTTCCGGCCGCACACCGCAGCACAGATCCAGCACGTCGGCGACTGCGCAGTTGTCGCCCGTCTCAACTGCATGGGCATTAACGAACAGCTGCAGGCGCAGATCGCCGACGCCACCGCTGAGCATCTCGCAACAATCCACTGGCCTTAATAGGGAATCCGCATGGCTAAATTCATCTTCAAAAATGTGGCACGGCTCGCGGTCATCGCCGCGTCATCGACCGCCCTGGGCCTGTTCACGTCGAGCATGCTGACCGACATCAAGACGGATGTGCACCGGTCGGTCGGCACGGCGGCAAGCTACGCGCTGACCTTCGCCAGCGACCAGGTCGTCGGCGGCGTGCACCTGCCGTGGACGAATCTCTCGCCGACCGCAACCATCCGCGTGCGCGCCTACTCGGATGCCGCCGGCACCGTGCTGATCAGGGACACCGGGATCATCATGGCCTGTCCGGCCAAGGCCATCGAGTTGTCGGGCGCCTGGACGCCGGCCCAGGCCGCCAGCGCATACGCCTACGGCGGCGGTGCGCACGCGCGGGTGTGGTTCGACAACGTCGCCGTGCGTCGCCTGGTGGTCGATATCGTCGACACGAGCAATCTGCAGGGTTACATCGAATGCGGCAGGATCGTCGCCGGCGCCGCCTGGTCGCCGGCCGAGACTGCCGACTACGGTGCGCCGGTGACGATTGAGGATGCCAGCACCTCGTATCGGGACGACGGCAGCAACCTGCGGCACTACGTCAGCTTCAAGTCGAAGAAGGCATCGATCGACCTGTCGCACCTGACGCCGGCCGACCGCGCGACCGTCGATGCGGCGCGCGTCGCCAACGGCACCACCGAGCCATTCATCTACAGCCTTTATCCAGATAACGCCGACCGCGAGCTCGAGCGCGCAAATCAGGGCTGGTATTGCTTCATGTCGTCGGCGGCGCTCAGCACTCCCGGCTTCGAGCACTACGCGACAACTTTCGATATGGAGACGGTATGAAAGATCGCCGCGAAGTCTATCTCAAGCGATCCGGGTCGCTTTTCAGAATATCAATAGGCGGGTATTCTATGTTGACCTGGTACATCGCGATGACCGACCCTCGCGCGCAGATGTATTGGGTCGCGACGGAATCGGATGGTGCGGTCGCTCTGTGGCTGCTGATGATTTGCGGTGTATGCGCGGTCATCGACGCCGTAGTGAACGACATTCTTCCCGATAGGTTTCAGTGGCGCATCGCGCTCAACCAGCGGCATTACATCCTTTGGGGGTTGGCGGCAGGGTATCTCGCGCAAGTCTATAACGCCTTCCAGAACAGCAATGATTCGAGCTTCACCTACATATACCTCTGGAATGCCGGGTTGATCCTATGCGCAGCCTTCTACGATGCCAAACAACGCCTGAAGGACGCGAAATGCCAGATAGCAAACAACTCCTGAAATTCTGCTGGGCTCTGCTGGCACTGTGCTTCTCAATGAGCGCCGTCGCGGCGCAGACAGTTTTCGTCACCGACCTGTCGGTGATCCCAATGAAGTCCGTAGCTCTTGCTGTCGTCATAGCTGTCGTGGGGGGCATCGGATCGACTCTGGCAAAAATTTCCAGCCCTAAAGTGAAGATCGACAACATGAGCCTGGTGGTCTTGAGCGACATGGCACTTTCTCTCGTCGCTGGCCTCGGCGCGTATTTCGCCTGTGCCGCGTACGAGGTCCCGCCCTTCAAAACAGCGCTGACAATTCTCTTCGCCGGGTTCGGTAATGCGCGCGTCCTTGCGAGCGCGATGAGCATCGGTATTTCGCATATGACAAAACTCGGCGGCACGCCAGAGGATCTAACAGATGAACAGCGACCAACTCCGTAAAGTGGCGCCGCGCGCGCTGCCATACCTGAACCAGATCAACGCGGCCATGACCAAGTTCGGCATCTCGAGCGTGGCCAGCCAGGCCGCTTTCGTCGCGCAGATGCTTCACGAATCTGGCAACTTCACCGCGATGGAAGAGAGCCTGAACTACTCGCCGTCGGCGCTGCTGGCGACCTGGCCAGCGCGATTTACACTCGCGACCGCTGCACTGTACGGCCGAACCGCAACGCACCCGGCCAACCAGGTGATGATTGCCAACATCGCGTACGGTGGCCGCATGGGCAACGGACCAGCAGCGACAGGGGAGGGTTACCGCTTTCGTGGGCGAGGCCCTGGCCAGCTCACTGGTCGCGACAACTACCTGAACTGCGGCGCCGCGCTGGGAATTGACCTGATCGCGTATCCGGAACTGGTCGCCCATCCGGACGTCGGCTGCCTGGCGTTTGCGTGGTTCTGGACGAAGGGCAACCCGACCGGCAAGAACCTGTCGCTGCTCGCCGACAAGGGGCAGATCAACGCCGTGAGCGTCGCGGTCAACGGCGGCAAGATCGGGCTGAATGAGCGGGCGCAGTTGACGCGCGACGTGATGGCGGTGCTGGCATGAGCGCCTTGGGCCGAAAGCTGTGGAGCAGCCAGATGGGTGGCGTCATGTTCGAATGCCCGGGATGCAAATACGAGCATGTCGTCCACGTCGATGGCGGAGGGTATCCGGGGCCGACTTGGAGCTTCAATGGCGACGGTGACCGCCCCACGCTATCGCCGTCAGTGCTGGTGACGACCGGACGCGCTGTCGATCCGAATTTCGTTCCAGAAGACGGCGATCCCCCGGAAGTCTGCCATTCATTCGTGACCGACGGCAGGATCCACTTCTTGAGCGACTGCACCCACGCACTAGCGGGCCAGGCGGTGGACCTGCCTGACTGGGGCGCGGCATGAGCATCCTCTCGACAGTCGGCGCTGCCGCCGTCAGCGGCGTCTGGAAAGCCGGCGCCATCGCTGCGTTGGTGGTCGCCGCCGGTGCCGGCAGCGGCTGGGCCCTGGCCGCGCACGATCTCCGCGGCGCGCGCGCCGACCTGACAAAGGTTCGCGCCGAAAACGACGAGATGAAAAGCGCCATTCACGAACAGAACATCGCCGTGGCCGGCCTGGCCGCCGCGACTGCAGATGCAGTGAAGCGCCGGGATGCTGCCGCGACAGCCGCCGCCGGCGCGATCGCCCGCAGCGCCGCGCGCGCCAGCGCAGTCTCGGCCAGCGCGGCGCCCGACTGCGCTGGCGTTCTCAACGAAGCATGGGGACGTTGGAAATGACGTCGAAAAATGCAAGCATGACCCGGCCAGTTGCAGACCTACAAACCGGAGCGAAACCGCATGGCAGGCCGATCTTGCCCGGCATGCTCGCGGCGGTTTTCGGCACTCTGGCGCTGGCAGGCTGCGCCACCAGGCCAGCAGCCGTCGAGGTCAAAATCCCGGTGGCGGTGTCGTGCGTGGGCGATCTGCCTGCGCGCCCTGGGACGACATTCGGCGCCGGACAGTGGCCGGGAGACAAAGCAGCCGCCCAGGCTGCGCTGATCGACGCAGCGCTGTGGCAGGGCTACGCGACGAAGCTCGAGGTGGTGGTGGCTGGCTGCCGGTGACTACCTCATCATACGGCAGCAGGCGCCATCCAATGTTTTGCGACCTCGCCGCGGTGCACGCGTACCCATTCGAAGGTCTTGCCAAACTCGTCCTCGCTGATCTCTATCGTGTCTTGGCGACCGCAGATTCTGCAATGACGACCCGATCCGAATTCAATCCACGCGTGCTGCGCAAATAGGCTCATCAGAAACAGTCGCATGGTATCTCCAGTTATTTTGTAAATAGTAACTCTTCCGACATTGCTTTTGGTTACATAATTGAAATTGAATACTTGATGTTGTATTGTGGCGATTTTGGTCTACGAATGAAAGTCCAAGTCAAAGCCATCCGCCAGTACGGCATCCGCCTAAATGACCATCAGATCGCCAGCTTGGCGTCGGTCGATGGATATCTGTCCCTTTACGGACTCGGCACGACCCTCCAAATCAGTGTGTACGCGAACTCCAGGCAAGAGTCACTTATCCCCGACCTGTACGATGCGCGCCTTGTGTCGATGCGCGACGCCAAGATGCTCTTCGCGGGATTACAGCGCACCGAGGACCCACGGGCGGCCCAGTATTTTCAAGAATGGGCGGTGACGATTGTGTCGCTTTGACGGTGCCGCAGCGTGACGGCAACGGGCAGAATTTTTCGCTAGGTGAAAAACGACTTCATGGCACGTCCAAGCGAAAATCTAGCATCTCTCCAGGCTTCACATGGGCATTCAAAAAATTGCCCTGCACAGCCGACACTTCCGGGAGGGTAGTCGTCGGCCAGTTTGACGCCAACATCGTATGCGTTGTATCGACGCCTACAGATTAAGCTCGAAGCGGCTGGCTGAGCCGGTCCTGCTGGCGTTCTGTCTTTTCGAGGCATCGAGTGATATCGCCGGCCGCCGACTTATTTGCGCAAATTCGGACGGGCTTCAAGCGACGAAACCGGCATAATTAGCAAGACGACTTCACTAATGCAGCAACATATGATGTAACTCATATCGAGCTCGAACGGCGCCTGTAGGATTGTAATTGGCGAGGTAGCAGAGTGGCCATGCAGCGGCTCGCAACGCCGCTTAGATGGGTTCGATTCCCGTACTCGCCTAGTTCCTGTTTGTACAGATTCCGCAATCGAGCAGATCATGCCCCATCTTCCAAACTGAACGGACCTCCGTGTGTGGTCAACGTTTACGCACGACAATTCTCCGTCCCCAGGCAGTTCTGATCCTGCGCAACGGTAACGAAGCAAGCTGCCATTAGAACAGGCTTAGATGCGACAGTCGCTTGGCTGAAACATCGGTCAACACGCAAACGATCTCGTCGACGCTAGGTGGGTTAGGTAAAACCTTGTCAAAGCCGAATTTGGCCCAGATTCGCGGCGTCATAGCCGCCTCGTGCCTCGTGAGTACAACGATCACAGAATCCTTACTTTCGGGAAGGCTTCTGAGATTCCTCACCAACTCAAAACCGCCCGATTCTAATAAAGTGATGCCGGTGAAGATGACCTCTGGGCGAAACCCATAGACTACGGTGAGAGCCTCCCTCCGACTAGAAGCGACGCGGACATCGTGACCGCAATTCCTAAGTGGCGCTTCAAGCAACGCGAGCGCTTGGCTATCAATATCGACAAGAAGGATGCGTAATTGAGCTTGGTCGTTGACGAACGCGGAACTCAACATCGTAGCCTTGGAAAATTTAAACTGCAGATTGCTGCCAGAGGTGTACCTAAATTCCAATCGCACATGCGGAACCGCACCTGTTCATAACCTGACCTAGAAATTGAAGACAGCGTTCTACCCACACGTCTATCCATGCATTCCCTTCTTTGCTGCTCCTGGCGCAACGACTGACTTCCAGGCAAATCAGAGCGGTCCAACTGCCCCATAACGCCCATACCTTTCAAAACACGTAGAGACCTATCGGCCAAGGTAATCGTACTCTCACCCTGTCTGCCCGTACCGCACCCAGAATGCGACAGAGAACTACTGACAGGCCGGGTGAGTCAGTCGCCATAGGCGAAGTGGCCGACTGGCCAATATGTAAGCCAACAGTACAACATTTATTTGCGTGATTCAACGAGTGTTACCGATGAAGTCCGCTTTCAGTCCAAAAGTGCACACACGTCTACTTTATTTCGCCCAAACCCACCGCCTTCGCAACGTCTAAGTAGCAGAAAGCGTTAGTATATTATTACTTGTATGTACAACTCTTGGAAATTGTGGGAAATTGGGCTTATGATTTGGATAATGATAACGATTTTCTCTATGGCTATTGGATTGATTTACGGGCAACTTTATTTCCGCCCAATTAGCGTATTATGCAGGGAGGCTGAACGACTAGGCTGGTTACCTCTAGGGCGGAATGAATGCGAGAAGGGTGTCCATGAACTGCTGTATGCTCGTTCACGTTACGTTATTAAAATACACAGCGGTGATTGTTCTATAACGCTGCTGACGCCAGCCGTACAGCCCCCGTTTGAAAGCTTTTCACAAGTGGAAAAATGGATACGGGAATCGAAGCTATTTGATTAATGCTGCGTTTCGGTAAGAGGTTTGCAAAATCAGCTCGATTCAGGCGCGTTGTTCGCCTCAACGTTCCGCAGACGTACTGCCCACGAAGTCGTAGGCAACGCCGCCTCGTGCCGATTTACAAGAGAAAGATAATCCTGTAGCTCATTAAGGCTAGGCCATGCATACCCAAGTACCATTTTCTGCATCATATGTAGATAAACCACAGACTGCGTATGAGTAAGGCCCACTAGTGTTTCGCATCCGTCGCAATCGATGCCAATGGCACCCTTATTAGATAAGTAGCGCCGGTGCAATTGCTCAATCAATAAAAATTTCATCCATAACCTTCCCAACGTACTTTATCCGAATAAACCACGGCAGAGTTCCGAATTATCCCATGCGGCAGCACGACAAAGGAGCGAACCCGCCATAGATTGAGAACGAGCAATCGCCCCTCGGGCACTGTCGGGGCTGGTATGTAAAACCTGGTTAAACCTGGGAAGTATTGAATTATTTGCTGTGCTAGATCAACACGGAAACCGGTGTGTGCAGCAAAATAAATCGGGTTTAACGAAGGTTGGCCGAGTGGTCTAAGGCACCAGCTCTCAAGGGCTGGCAAAGGGAAGTCCCCTTTCGCAGGTTCGAATCCTGCACCTTCACCCCGCATTGACCACGTTTTACCGTTCCGAAAAACCCTTTCTTGAATTGATCGTTCTCGCTAAGTAACTGACAAGGACGATTAACGGGGCTTGGCCAGAACGATATCGGTAATCCCATCTTCTTCGAGAATGGACAATTAATGCCAAGTAATCGGGTGCGCCCCTATTTATCGCCAGTAAATAATCCATCTAATTTTATAGAATTTAACGACCTAAACTCGCGAATACAACTGGTGGCACAAGTCAACAGAATCCTTGGGGAGCCCTGCGATAAAGTAAAGGAGCTGCAGATGGAATTCATCCATGGGAAAATGGACGAAGACATGATTGTCGCTTTCGTAAAGGTATGCCGAGGATTGATTACTACAAGCGCATCAGCCGGTAGAGTACCGATAAATAGATGAACATACGCGGGTGCGAGCATGAACGCTCAACTGTACTCCGCCTTCTAAAGGCGATCATGGACGTTCGCAGCATAATATGGTTAATCTTGGTCATTGGCGCCTTTCGCTCTGAGCTATGATCAAGAAGTAACAATATTCTATGCAATCATAGGTGGAAAGATTTTCTCGTCACTTGCGCTACGCCGCATCACTGAGTGATGAATATTTGCATCGTATGTCAGACTAGAGACAAGCGCCAAAGCAAAAATCCATTCCTCGGCTCGGCGTTGCGATTGAATGATCTTTGGAAAAGCTCGCTTCTTTCCCTTGCATAGGTTGAATAACTCCCATCCCCTACCGCTGTGCTCTGTCATACACCACAGCACACCACCGGCCCTCAGGAAACTGGACTCGCTACTTGTGAGGTCATCCATATTGCCTCCTACACTCCTCGCCGCTATTTCCGCCTCCAGGCATTTGCAATCAAAGCCACATACCATCTTCGCGGTCGGACATTGCTTTGTCAGCGTCTACATTTAGCAACATTAATGCCGAAATCAGCGCTGCAATTTCTTCACTGAAGTCGAGACGCAGACGCTTGGATCCAAATTGAACGTAAAGTCTGTCGTGCTTGATGAACGCAGACAGAGCGTCCAATAAGGCAACCGATAGAACCGCCTCATTCTTTATTCTGTTCAAATAGTCAACCGTGCTTTCCATAGCTGATTCATCTCCCAATTTTTCTAGAAGGTTAAGAAAATCATTCCTTGTCTTGACATGTATCAATGTCTCGCCGGCATTTTCACTGCACCGTGGTGAAGGCCAACCCAAGTTTTCGGTGGATAATTTACATTTCCAAGGAGGTACTATATGAGTGACTCGTACGAGAAAGTCATAAATGATATTGTTGACGCGACCTTAACTGAAGATTTCACACTTCAAGAGCAGTTTTATTTGACTCAATCGCTGCTGGCGCTTGCCCGAATGGCGCATACAACCGGATACGATCTAGGATGTCGAGATACATTGAAAAAAATAACAGGTGCCTTCGACTCGACCAATGCTTTAGATGCGGACGCAATAGCAGAGCTAGCAATGCGGTCAGCACGACCGCATTGACGCGGCAGAATTCTCGATCAATACGAGACTATGGCGGCATGGGGAGATAAAACGTCTCGTGAGTTCGCCGCTCTTTGAAAACAAGCACTCTTAGCGCAAGTGGTAGACTGATTCCGCGAGTGAACATGTAATATGCTCCCCATTGCACTCCATACAATTTCGACAAACTCACAGCACAATCCACTTCAACCGCAGTGCGGTGGTCGTGCCGCCTATCAACAAACAATTTAGTGTAAGCTCTATTATCCATATAAGCCGGAGCACTGGAAGGTTTTATTTACAATCTCGCCTGATATTTCGATTGTGTGCAATTGTGCGAGGGAAGTTAATCATAACTACGCACGCACGATTACATCTGTGCTAAATCAAACCGCAAAGCTTGCGTGAAATCGGTTTCGTGTGCCTAACCCAAAATTTTTCGGTGGAATTTGAATCGCTTGACCAAGTAAATATATTATGCTATTAGACGGAATAAAATATGAATTTATCACGTGAAATCTTTTCGTTTTGAATCTAATTCACCCAAGGATTTTTTGACGGTTTTGACAATAATGACTAAAGAAAAAGAATAACTGCGCGTCGACAAGAAATAGTCAAAAGGAAACACCGCTATAGATGCTTATCGCGCTCAAAGTTTCTATGGTAATCTGCGGTGTTCTGCAACAGAGAGTGCAATATCGATGCGCGTCCCTGATTTATCATAACTAGAGACAGCAATTGTCCCATTCATTTCCAATACTCGTTCCCGCATTCCGATGAGACCAAGCGAACCAGCTTTTTGCAGCTCCTCCGGTTTCAACCCACGCCCATCGTCTTGGATGGCCATAATCAATTTATCTTCGATAAGACTTATATTGATGATCACGCTTTTCGCCTCAGCATGACGGGAGATGTTGGTTAGCGCCTCCTGGGTGATCCGGAAAATAGCTGTGCTTATTGACTGATCCAATCGCAGATCATTTTCGTTGGCGTATATCTTGCACGGAATATGATGATGACTAAAAAATTCATCGCCCAGCCTATATAGTGCACGATATAGATCGCCGCTTTCCAGAGCATGCGGACGTAAGTTTCCTGCAATACGCCTTAGCGACTCAACGGCCATTATCAAAGTAGATCGCATACCGGATGCGAGTACGTGGCCGCTTACATTTAAGCTCTTATTTTGCTGCAAGAGTGAGAGATCCATGTGTAAGGTGGCCAACAATTGTCCCAAATCGTCATGTAGCTCTCGTGATATATGCGTTCGCTCGTCCTCACGTATTGTCTGAAGCGCGGCTGAGAGTTGGCACAGTTCGTCTTGAGAACGAGCGAGTTCA